TAGTCCAATCTTGATCTGCACGAACCCATTCGCTAAAGTATTTATCTAAATACGCTTTACGACTGAGTTTTCCACGAACCTTATCAATAGCAACTAATTGATTTTCTTGAGAGGATTTAGAAACGGCTAACATTGCTTCAATATCAAACCTATCTCCGTCAAAATACTCTGCTTTAAGCACTATTTCATTTAAGTTTGACAATTGCAATCTGTCTTTAATGTACTTATTTGAATGAGGAAACTTGTCTTTTATTTTCTGAATGGTATTGCTCTCATTAAACATTTGTCTAAAAGCACTTACTTCTTCAAACAATGACAAGCCCTCTCTTAATGTATTTTCATCAATCTGATAAGCTGACAAATCTCCATTTGGTGCGGGAACTTCATAGATACTTGCTTTTTTTGCTTTTAATAATTGCAAAGCTTTAAGTCTACGATGTCCAGCTACTAAATAAAGTTTATCTTTGTCTTTATAAACGGTAAGCGGTTGAATTAAACTTTTAACTCTGATGCTTTCTTTTAATGAATTAAATGCATCACTATTTATATCGATGTGTTTACGAACATTCTCTTTAACGTGAATGTCTTGAATGTTTACAGTTGTATTCATTCGGTTCCTTATTTATAGGGTTTAATTAAACGATCTATGTGTAAAGCAATACGACTTTGATTGTACTGCAATTCATCATACTGTTCTTTTATGTCACGGTACAAAGTTTCAGGTGTGTACTCGTTCGTATATCTGCTATTGGCGATTGCTTTTATAATCTCAACAGCTTCTTTAGGAGAAGGATCTGTTACAGCATCGCCTCCTAAAAATTGAATGATCATAGGTGTAGTTAACAACATATTTACCAACACGATCTGTAGTAATAATCAGCGTCATCGTTTGTTTCTAGCAGTTTATTACAGATCTCTAAAGTGTATTTTGTATCTTTTAAATACCATTGATCTATTTCTGTACTGCCAAAATAAAATCCTTCACCTGGAGGTAATAAATAATTTACCTTTTCGTGATCATTGTCATTATAAGCTCGAATAGCGGCTTTACAGGTTTCTGCTAGTTCTTCTAAAGATTCTTTAGGAACAATGTATTCTTTTTTATCGTCTTGACCTCTTTGAATATTATGCACGAACCATCTGTGAATATGATTGGCTTTACGCCAATAAGCAACTTGTGTACTGATGTCGGTTATGTTATTGACATCAATTTTATTATTTTCTACAAAATCACCGTCTATCTCTAAAGTATGTTCTTGGTCACTTCCTTCTATATATTGACCTCCGTAATAATATTTAGCGGTCATGTACATATCTAATCCCATTTAATCCTCCTTATACACATCGCAATGCTCTAAACACTTTGAGCAAATATCTGTGTCATCATATACAATTGCACTACAACATCTTGAATACGTCATTTTTACTCCTTATTTTATTTTCCAAGATTCTATTCTTTGATCACAACTTCTTGGATCGTTGTTATCATAATATCTGTCTTTTACTTTTATATATCTTTCAGAATTCCGTATTGCATTAAGCGTGGATACCGAAATTGAATCTGACCGATCCCATTTATCTAGGTAACGATTTCTCATTCCCGGTTCTAAAGGAACTCTGCTTATTGAATGGCTAAAGGGTTTAATGTGGTATAAATAAATCCCATTGTGAGGGTATTTTTTTCTTCTTTTCATTTAATCCTCGATTTAGTTATTTAAGCCAATTTTAGTAGCATCAAGTAATAATTTGTAAAGCGTATTGTATTTGTCTTCAGTTCTATCTCTTTCTAGCTCTATTACTTGTATATCTCTGTATTTAGAGCGTATTGTTTCTTTTAGACTATCAGTAGAATCATTAAACTGTTTAGCTCGTTTTTTTAATTTGTTTTTAAGATCATCATTTTCATTGTTTCTTGCTTCAATTATTTTTTCTAGTTTAAAAACTAAATTCTTATATTTACATATTTCTAATTCAAGATCTTTTATTTTTTCTTCTGTTTTCATTTAAGACTCCTTAACTTTTAAAATACTAGCGATATATGGGGTATTTTAAGCACTAAATATTCCCGTAGCAGAGGTTTTATAATATATGCGAGGTAATATGAGGCAACCTCTACTACTAAGGGAATAAGGCGTGTTTATTAATTCCAAGATTTAGGTAAGGTTTCAATCGACCAATTTTCTACTTCTGCAACAACTTCACTATTTTTAAAGTTATGAGTAGCACAATTAGAACAACATTCAACCTCTTGGTTTTTAACCGTCTTTTCTTTGTAGGTATCGTAAATCTTAATGAACCCAAAAAGAAATGAGTGTTTAACGTACTCTTTAGTGACGTAATAAATGTTTTGCACGGTTTTATATCCGTAATAAGCACCTAATAGTCCTTTACAAATTGAACAACTTTGCATTTATATCTCCTTTTTTAAATTTTCATAAAATTTATCTTGCCAATCTTTATGAAACGGAGGTATTTGACCTTGTATAACCCCTCCATGTTTTTTAATGACCTTTACAAGTAATTCAACAGGCACAAAACATAATGGTTCTCTGTATTCATCAGCTCCTTGTTCTTCACCACCACAATTATGACAACCTTTTGTAATGTATTTATCAAATAAAGGTTCATCTCCGCCTTTTAATTGTATTTCAACTTCTGTATAACCAAAGTTTCTTTTAATATATCCTTGCTCATCAAAAGCAGATTCTTTAGGACTAGAAGCAACATTTAATCCCGCTTGTACAGACATAGTAAAACCATCCATACATACTATATGTTCATAAATATGATATTTGTAAGGGTAACTGTTACTACTCATTTATTTCTCCTTTTTACCTTTAACGTACATAGGCATAAAAACTTTTTCTCCTATCTTGTAAAGTTGCCAATAAGACTTTCTTACAAGATTTCTTGATATACCTATGTACTTTTCTTTATTCTTTTTAAATCGTTCTGTTAAATCAATCATTAACTGCCGTATCTAAGTAAGCGTTTAGCAGTATTTAATAACCAATCTTCATCAGATGCCCACTCATCTCTTAATACAGGGTTATCTTTTCCAATCTTACTATATTCATGGTAATTATCAGCGTTACCGTCCATAAGAAAAGCATCTTCATAGGCACTATCCCAATGACCTCTTTCTCTAAAGAATCTTAACTTTATAATCTGTTGAATACACACTAAAGCCACTTTACCAAGCTGTTTTTCATGATCTTCTAATATTTCATCCATACTGTTTTCTATGATTCGAACTTCATCCATAGTTTCTTCATGAAAATAACTTTCACGGGTTTCCATTAATCTCCAGCTTTTAATGATATTGGTTAATCTACGTCGTATTCTATCAAACTGAATTACTAGTGTAGGTCTCAATTCGTGACCTACTTCTTTTAGAATAGGTTGTTTAATATCTTGCATTTATATCTCCGTTTTTGTTTATTTTGTATTGTTTAATATAACATACATTACATATATGTAGTTTAATTATTTGCTAGTTTTTAAAAGAGATCTAGCAACTCTAGGGTCTTCTGCCAGTTTGCATGGACAAGTGAACCTATTAACTCTGGAACGCTTTGTATTTATAGTGCATCGACTTACACTTATTGGGTAGAAACGTCAGCTTTTGAAGATGTCATAGAGTTCATTATAAAGTGTGAACCCGATGAGCAGATATATACATATTGCAAGGAATGTGATCACTGACCAATCGCCTTTTCTCTTGCTCTCGCCATAGCCTGTATAAAGCTTGTTTCAGGTAATTTACGTACCTCGATAATGCTACCGAATATTGTAGCGAAATGCCAATATTTACGGCTTTGTTTTAATAGATAAACCATAGTATCTCCTTTTAGTTAAAGTCTTGTTTTAAAAAGTGCGTTTTAATTTGAGCAGGGATTTAAATAATGCGATGGGTCGAGATACCAATGGGGAGAAACGGGTAGTGTTTTACAACTACACATTGCCGTTAAGGGGAAATGAATCCCCTCAACAACACAAGTAAGAACTAGGATTATCGTGAGATTCTTGCTAAACGATCCCTTAGAGATGTTAAACCAATCGCTCGTGAAGGTTCCCTAGATATAGAGACGACGAAGCCGTGAACAGTTTCATTAGTCTTCTTATGCTTATACTGACTGGGGCCAGATTTAACATCGCCTTTCCATTCCAACATCTGATGGATTTCCTTCATGTGACCCATAACTTTCGGTATATCTGTTTCATTATCTACAAAACAAGAAGCCGAAGTAGCGGTATCTGTGATATGAAGGAGATCATCATCAGTTAGATCATCAAGAGATTTCTCTGGAAGAATCTTCTCAAAGTCTTGCTTACGTTCATTGTAAGCAGAGAAGTTGAGTTTTATAGTATCAAGTATATTGTTAATCATTATTTATCCTTTATTTATTATTAAATGAATGTGACACTAACGAGGGTCGACAATGGGGTTGTACTGTATAGAACTCAACAGACTTTTTCAACGAAAACAGACCCCAGTGCAACCTCATTGGAGGGGGGGCGGTATCCCATATATCCCACGCACCCATTCTACACCTATTTTTCAAAAACTGGCAGTAGAGGATCTTAAACCCTTTTTATTACCTTCCGTTTATGAAATACGAAGATACACCTCAACTTGAAGTAATGAACCCGAAAACAGATGAATTTGAGCCTTTAGACCCTATGTTAAGCGATAAGGCATGGAGAATTATTAGCGTCTTTACGGCAGAAGAAAAGGTAATGGAGAGAACCTTAAAGATACATAAATGGATGAGCGGTGAAGAAGGTTTACATCATATCGAATACAACTAGACGCATGGATTAACTGTTATATATATATAACTGTATTAATACTACTGTTATATATATAACTGTTAATATATAGTAACAAGTTATGTATAGCAACAGTTTATAATATAATAGTTAAGGTAATATTACTGTATGGACTTTATCACTCGAAAATTTAAAAAAAATAAATATCAAAAAGTCACCTATCCGATCTTTACTAAACAAGAAGCAGACAATAGAGAATTAGAATACACGTCTTGGAGAGAGTGTCAGGTAGGTGGCTATGGTTTAAGCGATGATGGGTTTGTTTCTGAATGTATTTATAGAAAGCAATATAAGGCAAAAGAACAGGTAACCTTTCCCTTTGGGCGTCAATGGATAGGTCAGTCCAATTTAGAGTATCTGCCGCACAAACTTTCGGGTCAGTATTCGCAGATAGGCACTCGATCTTGGGATGAACAAGAGTCTAAGAAAACTCGTACAAAAAATGCCGTAAAAGTGTACGCAGAGATGATGTTAAATGGAGACAACATCGATTGGGGATTGGTGGGAAAAGTCTATCGTAGCGATCAAGAGCGACCCGATTTAACGGCAAAAAGATTATTTAAAAAGGAAAGTATACAGAAAATGCTAGATGAACAAATACAAAAAGCTTTAACCGAGCGGAATCTTACGCAAGGTGATGTGCTTGATATGTTGCTAGATGCTATTAAAATAGCCAAAGAAAAGGAAGATCCTTCTAACATACTTAGGGGAGCTGAACAGTTTATACGGATTATGGATATGTTGCCTAAAAAGACCATGCAAACCGATGCCGTACAGATTGATATGACTAGCACCATATTGGATAAAATTGCTAAAGAAGAAAAAAAGAGCTTAACAATGTCTCAAAAAAAGGAAATTCCCTATGAAGAAACCTCAAAAGCATAAAAAAATTGTAATTATACAATCTGAAGATCGAGAAAAGCTGATCTCATTTATGCAAGTATTAAAAGACGTAGCGGGAGATATGGGGTTACAAGTAGAAGACGGAGAAACAGAAATGGCTATGGGAATGGATTATTAATGCCTAAAAAGGAGGAAGATAAGACCGTTATACTGCAAAAGTTAAAACACGATATGATGTTGTTTGGGAAAGTATGTATGCCCAATATGTTTGCAGTAGAGTCTCCTAAGTTTCACTATACCATTGCTGAAAAACTACTCAATCCCGATATAAAACAAATGAACATTGTGGCTCCTAGAGGTCATGCAAAATCTTCTATTGTTGCGGGAGTCTTTCCTTTACACCATTTGATGTTTGGAGATGGGAAAAAATTAATTGTGTTGGTGTCTAGAACTCAAGATCACGCAGTTAAATTGCTTGGATTGTTAAAAGATACGATGGATTTCTCAGATCAGTTTAGATCTATCTTTGGGTATTGGGGATCTCATAGTGCTAAATCGTGGTCTAAGTCAGAAATAGAGTTAAAAGATGGATCGGTGGTTATTTGCAAAGGTACAGGTCAGCAGTTACGTGGTATTAAAGTAGGAAATCAACGACCTACGCTGATTATTGTGGATGATCCTGAAGATGAAAACAACACCAAAACGGCTGAAGCTATGGAAACCAATTTACGTTGGTTACTGCAAAGTGCGGTTCCTTCCGTAGATCCACGAAAAGGGCGTATTGTTATTATTGGAACCCCTCAGCATCAACGGTGTCTAGTGGAAACCTTAAAAGGGATGCACGGATGGGATAATATGACTTTTAAACCCGATTTTGAAAAGAACATCGCTTTATGGGAAAATTGGTGGAGCATTAAAAAATTATTAGAGAAAAAGAAAGAATTGGAGTCCATTAATCGCTTATCGGTGTTTTACAGGGAATACGCTTGTGAAATTGTAGGAGATGAAGATCAACTGTTTAAAGCTGAAGACTTTAGATTCTTTGAAGGCGACTTCTATCGTAAAAATAATAAAAATTATTTAAAACTAACCTCTTTAGATGGGGTTCCGTGTGATAAAATAGTGCCTATAAACGTATTTACAGGCGTGGATCCAGCTTCAAGCGTAAAAAGGGGTGCAGATTATTCCGTTATTTACAATCTTGCTGTAGATGATGAAGAAAATAGGTATTCGTTACCCTATTACAGAAAACACGCCAAACCTTTGGATTTAGCTGAATCTATCGTAGATAATTTTAGACGTTATCATTCAGAAAAGACTCGAATTGAATCTGTAGGGTATCAAGAAATGTTAAGAGAGTACGTCCTAAAACGATCTAGGGAAGAAAACTTATTTATTCCAGGTCTCAATATAAAAGAAAACCCACGCAACTCTAAATCCAACCGATTGGAGTCTTTACAACCCATCTTTGCCAAGCGTCAAATGTACATTCATCAAGATCAACAAGACCTTATGGATGAACTGCTCTTATTTCCAAGAGGAAAGCACGATGACATACTGGATGGATTGTATTATGCAAACAAAGGATCGTTTGCTCCTTATCATACCGTAGACGATGTACCCTTATTGACTAAGAAAAAACGAACAATGTTTAGCGATTGGCAGTTGGCTTAACAGGGGGTTAACGTATATTAAAAAAAGTAAACAAGTCGCTCTCATGCCGTTTCTAGGGGGTTAACAAGGGGGTTAACAGAACTGGCTGTTGAGGATCGGGTCGTCCTCTAAATAATATTGCCACCGAATTTAACGACAGAGTTAATGGCAACCGAAAAGCACCCCGAAGTCACCAAGTCAGAACGTTTATTAGACAACTATCATGAAGCCAGAGCTACGTGGGCAACCCAAGCAATGGAAGACGATGAGTTTCGTAATAATCAACAATGGAAACGTGAACACAAAAATGTATTAGCAGAACGTTCACAAGTTCCCATCGTGGATAACATCATATATCCAGCCGTAGAACAAGCTAAAGCCTTACTTACGGCAAACAAACCAAAATTTCAATCAGCGGGTCGAGACGATTCTGACAATAAAGTGGGAAAACTTTTTTCCGATATAATGGCGTATATATGGGATAATTCAAACGGAAATGTCGAATTAAAGCAAGTGGTAGACGATTACTACGTAAAAGGCATGGGAGTGATGCAAACCTATGTAGATGGAATGGCAGATTTCGGAAGAGGAGAGATTCGGGTTAAAAGCGTAGACCCTCTTGATTTATACCTTGACCCCAATTCAAAAGACACCTTTGGACGTGATTCAGCGTGTATGATTATTGCAAAACGAATCACAGGTGAACAGATCAAAGTTGCCTATCCTATGATTGTTGATCAGATAGACAATATGCAAACGGCAAGTAGCAACAATCGGTATCCAACTACTATGAGAGATGGATCTGAAGATCAGCAAATTGGACCGACAGAAGACGATGATGGATACTACCGTCATTATGAGATTATAGATCGATATGAAAAAGTAAAATTAAACTACTTTCACTTGCTTGATACACTTACAGGTGAAGAAAATATTATGAATGAAGAAGGGTTTGATGCGTATCAGCAAGAACCCGCTATTATCATGGAAACGGCACAAGGTATTCAACCTGTAACTGAAGACAAGGCTGTACGAGAATTGTTGCAAGTAGCTGAAGCTACAGGTGGAGTTTACCACATGATTCAAGATCCTCAAACGGGTCAACCTACAATGATGCCGGGTGAAGAAGGGGATAACGCCATTCCAAATACCACAACACGAATCAATGTGGTGACTAAACTAGAAATGGTTGAACAGGAAGTGGTGGTAATGAATCGAGTTATTGTAGATCGCATTATGAGAATAATGTCGGTAGGAGGTGTCTTGATCGATCAAAGTATTATGGATATTGAAGATTATCCCATTGTGCCTTTAATGAATCGTCACAACAGAAATCCTTATCCCATGAGCGATGTTCGATTTGTTAAGCCAATTCAAGAATACATCAATAAACTAACCTCTTTAATTATTGCTCACGCTTCAAGTTCTACCAATACAAAATTATTAATTCCAAGAGGATCAATGGATCGCAAACAATTGGAATCTGAATGGAGCAGAGCGGGAACAGGAGTCATTGAATACGATCCAGAATTAGGTCAACCGATTGTAGCGGGTCCGATTCCTTTACCCAATGAATTGTATAAAAATAAAGAAGATGCTAAAGGCAGTATCTATCAAATATTAGGGATTCATCCTTTATCTCAAGGAGACCCTAGTGCAGCTCCTTCTACATACAAAGGTACAGTTGCAGTTGATGAATATGCCCAACGTCGTATTAAATCTAAGCTAGACGATATTGACGAAATGTTGAATCAAGTCGCTCGATCTGTGGTTCAACTCATTCAGCAAACCTACACAGATGAAAAGGTGATTCGCCTTATGAAACCCGATGGTAGGACAAGTGAAGCTATGTTAAATCGCCCAGTATACGATGATTTTACTGGAGAGATCGTAGGACGGATTAACGATGTTACTATTGGTAAATACGATCTTATTGTCGTAAGTGGTTCCACGCTACCATCGAATCGTTGGGCAAGATTTGAATACTATATGCAACTCTATCAAGCTGGAATTATCGATCAAGTTGAAATCTTAGAACAAACAGAAGTTGCAGACACAGAAGGCGTCTTAGAAAGAACCGCTATTATATCTCAGCAACAACAAACGATACAACAATTGCAAGAAGAACTCAAACGTGTACAAGGTGACTTGCAAACCTCGGAAAGAGAAAGTGTTCACGATAAAAAACGTGTTGAGATTGAAAAATTTAAACGTCAGTTGGGAAGAGCTAACGATAAAACGGCAAAAGCCGTTGAATTGTTTGAGGCTCGATTAAGCGATCAACTGAAAATGGAACGGGAAACGGAAGCAGAACCTCAAACACCAGTTGCTGTCACTTAGACAAATTGGAAGGAGATAATATGGAAGAACAAGTTCAAGACATTATTGCTGAAGATAATTCAAATAATGTCTCGGTAGATCAAACTGACGGACTAGAACCATTTGATACCAGTTTAGATACAAAAACAGGTATGTATATGGACGAACCAACGGAAGTGGAAACACCTCCTGTAGCCCCTGTTGAGAAACCTCAAGAGGAGCGTTACGAATATTGGCAAAGTAAATACGATCAGAAGGCGAGTGAGTTCAACTCAATGGAACAACGTATCAAGGAATTAGAAAATGTCGAGCCTATCGCAAGGCACATTAAAGACAATCCTTGGGTTTTAGACAATGTTGCAAAATCACTCTCTGGTGATACCCCTGTGGTTGCCGGTCAACCCGAATCGCAAGGATTACCAAAGAAACCCCAACGTCCAAATAAGCCAAGCAATTATGATCCATCTGAAGCGTACATGGATCCGGAATCGGTTAGTTTCAAGTATCGTGATTCTCTAGACACATATCGAGAGGATTTGGTGAACTACCAAGAGCAGAAGTTGAACTATCAAGAACAACAAAATGCAAGACAATACGAGATACAACAGAAGCAACAACAAGAAGCCATGCAAAAACAAGAACAACAAGCAATGGCTCGCAATTTAACAGAGCAGTATGGGTATACACCCGAAAAAGCTTCGGAGTTTATGAAGTATTATTCTTCTCCCGATAGCATCTCTCTAGACAATTTAGTTGCTTTAGACCGAATACGGAATGCTCCAAGTACGGCAGAAGTGGAGACAAGGCAAAAAGCTGAAATGATGAAGAATCGTCAACAACGGGTTGCCGTTCCCCCACCAGCAAGTGTTGGAGGTGGAGAAAATCAACCGCAGTACACAGATGAAGATTTGTTCAATTTGGCTTTAATGCAAAATAAAAGAACGGTTTAATCAAACGACCCTGAGGGGGGTCTAGGAGGGTAACAACAATGGCTAATAACGCCAAAAATCTCACATCAAGTGGGGTTTTATATACAGACAGACGAGATTTTTACATTCGTCCTAATGTAGTAAAAGAGCTTTGGACTGATGTAACACCATTTACAACAGTTATTGCTAATAAAAACACCGTAACAGGTATGGCTGATCCACAGTTTAAGATGTTTGAACATCGTAATCCTTGGGCAAGGCAGTATTTTCAAACTTCTTCTACTGCGGCTTGTGCGGCTGATAACGCGGCAGATACATGGGCTGTAACTTCTGGTTCACCAGTTGGAATGGAAGGCGAAGGCGGTGATTACGCTTACAACAGTTGGATTGGACTTGAGTGTGAAGTTTGGACAGCCTTAACACCGGGAGCTACTAAAAAAGGTGTAGTCTTAATTACTGCAGTATCAAGCAGTGGAGCTAATGCTAATTTTAGTGTTAAAAACATGGGTGACGCTACAATTACTCCGGCATCTGGTGATTATTTGATTGTCGTAGGTAGTGCATACGGTGAAGGTACCGTAGCTGGAACCGCTTGGGCAGACGAACTTGCAGTCGTTTACAACCAATGTCAGATCTTCAAAACACCTTTACAAATAACAGGTACTTTATTGGCATCTGCTTTAAGAGGTGAATCATCTGAGTTGGCAAGATTGCGTGATCAGAAGTCTCAAGAACACAAGATTCAAAAAGAAAGAGCGTTTTTATTTGGTCGTTCTCCTATCAACACTAGCGGTGGATTTGATGACAATTCTCTATCTGATGCTAATAGCAACGTGGTTCGTTCAACAATGGGAATTATTCCAGCAATTGAAAAGCACGGAGCAAGTAGTGGAGACGATCAGAGTCGTTTTTCAATAACCGAAGCAAGTTATTCTTACAATGACTTTGTAGACGATATGGAAAAAGTATTCCAATACGTTCCTGAAGCGGGTATGAAACGTGCTTTCTGTGGACAAGGAGCGTTAAGCTACTGGTCTAAGATGGCGGGTTCTTCTGGATTTGCAGGTAACTCTGGATGGACAGTTTCCCTAGGAGATATGAAAAGAGATGCCTTAGGATTTAACTACAGAATTCTTGAAACACCTCACGGTGCTTTGCAGTTAATTCCAACTCCAGTTTTACGTCAGACTTACAACAAAACAATGTTGGTTGTATCTGATGAAAATCTGTTCCATGCTCAATACAGGGCTCCAAAGTTCCAAGCAAACATCTTAACAGATGATGCATACGATGGTGTCAAAGATCAGTATATGTCTGATGAGGGTATCGGAGTTACTTTGGTAGAAAGTCACAAGTTATTCCAAATATCATAAGGGAGGTTCATTATGGCTAGACCTTATTTAAAAGGAACAAGTGCGGGTATCAAATCACTAACGGCTAGTGCAACTCTTGCAGAATCTGACACGGGTAAAACAATTTACTTTACCCCTCCGTCAAGTGCGGGTGCTTTGGTGATGACCTTACCGGCAGTTTCTAATGTAGGGTTAGAGTTTACAATAATACAGAAAAGTGCTTACGACACATCTGCATGTAAAGTCTCCTCTGCTGAAGGAAATAACTTTGTAGGAAACTTAGATGCTCAAACGGGTACGGGTGATAACTCAGCCGGAACGGATGACTTTATTCAATGGGGATCGGCAACGGTTGCTGGTGATTGGGTAAAGTTGGTATCTGATGGCAGTAAGTGGTATGTCATTGGAAGTTCATCTAAAGTCACTACAAACGGTATGGCATTTGGTTAAAACACATAACGATGGGGGAGTTTCGGCTCCCCCAAAGTTGGGATTATGACACAAACACAACTAATAGAACTGGTTCAACAACATCACCCTGAAATGGGAGAAACCCAAATACGATTGTATTTAAACAGAGCTTTACTTGAATTCTGTCGTAAAACGAGGATTTTAAATGGACTGTATACTTTTTCTACAGTTGCTGATCAACGATACTACAATCTTGATAGCAATATATTGGAAATAACTCAAGTGGATTATGAAAACTATCCTATTCCAAGAATTAGCGGTGTGGTGGATAAAACCGATACGGATAATTAACGATGAGTGACGTAAAGACAAATGCATTAAAACACGGATGGTGGACAGAACGAGATGCTATTGCCATTGTAAAACGTTCTGAAGAAGACGACAACACAACCTATTTATCCGTAGAAGAAGTAAAAACGGTTAACATTCATGCCGTAAAAAAAGATGAAAGTTTTGTAGCCACTACAGGTACAGGAAGTGGAGGAATCCGTATGGGAGAATCTTCTGCAATACCTGAAGAATTTCATGAGGCTTTAGCGAATTACGCCATTGCAAAAGGGTATGAATTAAAACCCAGGTTAATAAGACAAGCTTCTTACTTTAAAGATTTATTTAATCAAGACGTTAGAGAAGGTAAACGATACGCAAATAAAGGTCGTGATGGTACGGCTTATTACATTCAAGGAAATGACTTTTAATGGAAGAACAATTCTTAGAAACAAGATATTGGACAGACTTAACGGATGCGTTGTGGGAAGATCAAGTATTACAATGGGATGATACAACTGCTTATTCTGAAACTACTCTTTCAACACCTTCTTATACAGAATTAACTATGAATTCAGCGTCTTTTACAGAATCAAATATTGCATCTGTTTCACATACGGAATTAAGCAATACAGATACAACTTTTACAGAATTATGAGTTTTAAAACAGAAATAGAAGATTTAATTGGATCCGTTGGAGATGACACGCTTATCTCTAATGCAATTCAAGATATAGGATCGGAAATTGTTAATGTTTTGCCTTATGAAAAATTAATGAAAGTATGCAAAACAACCTCTATATCTGGTTCGGGTACAAATACATCTACTTTTAAAGTATTGGCAGTAGATAAATCAGATTACTTTGCAAAAGAAATACCAAGTATGGATAAAGCTAGATATAAAAATACAGGCTCTATTTATGCGGGAAGTGACACCAGTCCTGTGTATTATTTTGAAAACCAAAGTATTTTTGTTATTGGATCAGCTTCAGGTGGGGAAACCACAGGAACTTTACATTACGTTCCAAGAATTCCTACATCCGATGGAAGTACGGCTATTGTTCATGGAGATACAGGAACCGAGCATTTTCCAAAAGAAGCAGAACCTTTATTGGTTACAGGTGGAGCGGTTAGGTGTTTACAAAGATTGTTGGCTGATAAATCAGCAAATTTACCTACCGATATTAATGAACCTACATTACCGGTTTCCCCTACAAGTCCAACGTTAAGTTCAAACTCAGTAAGTTTTGATGAGTCAGCCCCTGAATATATTTCTCCTATTTCTAATCCTTCATTTGGAACAGTAGATTCGTTTATATCTACAGATGAAGATATTGAATTGGCAAGTATTAAGATTCAAGAAATCAATTCTCAAATTAATGATTTTCAAGCCAATATACAAAATCAACTAAATGTATTTAATGATGCCAATGTAGAGTATCAAGCTAAACTGCAAAAAGCGATTCAAAATGCACAATTATCATCTCAAGACGATGCTCAATTACTGCAAAAATATTCAAGTGAAGTTCAAGATTATCAATCTGAAATAAGCTCTATTATTCAAAAATACAGTACAGATATACAAAATTACGGAGCAAAAATTCAAAAACACACAGCCGATTATCAATGGAAACAGGGGCAGTATCAAATGTTAAAAGCTGAATACAATCAAGGTTTACAATTATTAATTGGTGGTGGAATACCACAACAACAAGGAACTTAGTTATGGCAGATACAGCGTCATCAAATTTAATAACATCTGTTTTTATGGACGACATAAAATCAAATATAGGGGGTTCTTTTAATTACACACCAAGAGACGCTCACGATAAATGGGTTTTTGCTGAAGTTTCAGTAGGAAATGGAGCAAGTGCAAATTTATTAGATACTGGTGATTCTTATTTAGGCAGTTCTACCCAAGTAGCTTTATCAGATAAAATAAATTGGATTGCAATTAAAAATACATCATCAACGGCTACTGAAGGAGTTGCTATTGATTTAATTACAGGTACGGCAGCTTACGATTTAAAAGGAATAAATATAATAGGTGCAGGTGAAATGATTGTTTTAAAACCAGTTAATACAACTGTTGAAGATTTACACGCTAGAAGTTGCACACTTGATGGAACATACGGATATGCAACGGCTCAAGGATCTGCAACAATAACTGTACAGGTTGCCGCAGTTATAAAAGACGTGTAATAAAAATTTTAACCAAGATACCCATGAGAATAGTCAAGCTCGGTAAGGTATCGTACTAAAGGAGAAACAAGATGGCTGATATTAATAAATATTCTGTAAAAGAATCTTTAAATCAATTGTTATACGATACGGCAGTAGCGGTAACACCCCACGATTCTAACGACATAACAGGAACCCCTTATAAGGCTTTATATGTAGGTGTCGGTGGTGATGTAAAAGTAGACATGAACGATACAGGATCTGCTATCGTGTTTAAAAACTTAGCAAGTGGTCAAATACTTCCTATTGTATTTAATCAAGTTTACGATACGGGAACTACGGCAACCAACCTTGTTGCTTTAAGATAATGCTAGGCGTTTTACGAATAGCGGTTACTCAAGTTATGCAGTCTATATACGACATAGGTTGGAGTGGCTCAGAAGGTTCTCAAGTAAAATGGGAACAACAAACAATTAAGTGGGAAGATATGGGAGATTTAGGAGAATAATATTATGGCAAAATTAGAAGGACAAACAATAGCAGATAGTTATGAACAGCTATTACATACCGACAGAAATGGCGGTGGAAATGGAACTACTTTAGTAAATATAAAAGACGGTAAGAACGATAATACATTTGCATTACAACTAGCAACAGATAAAATACAAGTTAATGGAGATGCTACCATTTCTAAAAACGTAGGTGCTGGTTCTGGTGAAACTGCATTTCTAACTCTTTCTGCAACAGATGGCGGTGTAAATATGTCTGGTGGAGAAGGTGCAAGTATATTATTTAAAATACCAGACGATGAAACAAATCCAAGCGTAGGTGCAAGTATAGCTGGTGTTAAAGAAAACGCAGATGACTCTATATCCAATACAGCTTTAGTATTTAGAACTTCTCAAAATGATGAAACCTTAGATGAAGCTATGAGAATTACCTCTGCTGGAAATGTAGGAATTGGAGTTACTCCAGAAACAACTAATTCTGTTGCATCTGCATTACAAGTAGGTGGAAATGGTTATTTACTTAGCACCAAAGCTCAAGGAGCATCTGGAGAAATGGACTTTGGTTATAATTTTTATTGGGCGCCAGATGGAAATTATAAATATATAAGTACAGACGAAGCATCAATGTTTAGACAAGGTGGTGGAAATTTTCTCTTTAGAACTGCTCCAAGTGGTAGTGCTGATGCTACAGCTACTTTTACAGAGAGAATGAGAATTACTCAAGCTGGAAATGTAGGTATTGGAACTGCGTCTCCAGACAATACACTTCACATTTTTAAAGGAGATGCTGGAAGTGTATCTGGTACAGATGGAGCAACTACGCCATTAGTCATTGAAAACAATAATCATAATTTTATACAATTTTTAAATCCATCAGATAAACAAGCTGGTCTTTATTTTGGCTCTCCGAGTGAAAATTATTATCATGGAACTATTGCCTTTGATGAAGCTAATGAAAAATTAGTATTTGAAGTAGATGCAGTAAAAAAACTTGTTGTTGATGCCAACTCTCGCATTTCATTGTCTAATAATGATGCAAGTGATGAAAATACAGTATTTGGTTATTCTGCATTTAATGTAGGTAGTGATGCTACTTCTGATTATAATACATCCATAGGGCATTTAAACATGGGTTCTGGTACTCTTTCTGGAGCAACTTATAATACCTCTGTTGGATGGACAAGTATGCAAAATCTAACCTCTGGTGATTTTAATAGCTCCTATGGTATAGGTAGTGGTGGTGATATATCTAGTGGTGGAACAAATATTTGTATTGGTGCATACGCTGGAAATACTGGCGATTCATGGGATTTAACAACTGGTTCAGACAATATTTATTTAGGTGTTAATGCAACTGGTTTAGCAAGTGGGGCAATTGGTCAAATTGTGATTGGTAGAGATGCTAGAGGACAAGGCGATAACACAGTAACTTTAGGTAGTGCGAGTGTTACCGATGTTTATATGTCTCAAGATTCACAAGCCTATGTCCACGCTCAAAATGTACCGAACCATGTAGCAAATACCATGAGTTCACCTTACTATCGGTTTGATGGTGTAGATGATATAATTACAGTATCAGACAGTCCTCATCTTGATGGTTTTACTAAGTTTTCAGTTACTGGTAGTATTTATTTACCAAATACTAATGGTAATTATGGAATTGTTAGAAAATATCATACTGCTGGTCAAAAAGCATGGATGATATACATGGATTCTAATGAGTTTTTATATTTAACAGTTTCTAGTGATGGCACAAACTCGGAAGAACAAAAACTAACAACTGCTTTGACTGTAGGAGCGTGGAATCACTTTGCTCTTACATTTGATAGTGGAACATTTCTTGGTTATATAAATGGAGCATTAAGTGGAGTAGATGCTAATTTTTCAACTCAGACCTCAGTTCATTCTGGTTCAGATACTATGGTTATAGGAAATGCTAGTTATTCCGATTATGACCTTGAAGGTTCAATTCAAAATCTTAAAGTTTTTAACAAAACCTTAACAGCCACAGAAGTTAAAGATGACTATTCTGGTGCAAGTGTACCATTTAAGTATAAAGGTGCTAATCAGACTAACCTTCTTACTGGTGGAGATGCTGATTTTGGTAGCACTGCTAGTGGATGGGTAAACAGTAATGTAGGTGGTGGATATGATGAAAGTGGCGATTTAAGTGCTACTGCTACTAGCTCTGGTCAATGGTTTGCTAATAATGTCTTAACTAAAACTGTTGGAAAAAGATATAGATTAACTTTTGATGTTGCAAGTTTAACAAGCACTTGGACTATACAAGAACATAGCGATAGTGATTCTGCTGGTTCTATTGGTACAGTAAGTGCTAATGGCACTCAATCTTTTGAATTTACTTCTAAATTTGCAACTGGTCTTAGATTTGTAGCTGGAGCAAATGATTCATCTGCTAACTTTGATAATTTTAGTGTAGTTCCAATCGGTGCAGTAGCTGAATATGATGGCTCTGGTGCTGGAGAAAAGGTTTGGGGCGATAAATCTGGTAATGATTTACATGGTACTGTTAGTGGTGCAACTTTAGAGAATACACCTTATGATAGTGGCACAGAATATGAAGAAGGTATATTTACGCCTACAATACAAGGTATAGACAGTAATCTATCTTATACAACCCAAGCTGGTTATTATATAAAAATTGGAAATATGGTAACCTTTAATGCTTATATAGCAACTTCTACTGGTACTGGTGGTGCTTTAGCAAGTGCTAATGTAGAAGTGCAAAGTTTGCCATATACATCAAGTGCAACTACTCACAACCGAGGCTCTGTAACTATAGGGTTTTTTGATAATGTTGATGAAGATGGAAGCTCCGACATTAATGCTTTTGTTAATTCAAATTCAACAGTAGTAGAATTTTATAAAATGACTGGAGCAAGGTTTATAGGAACAGATATGGACACAGCGGGAATGGAAATTAGAATTAGTGGAACATATTTTACAGATTAATTGGATAATTAATTGGAATTAAAAACAAAGGAGGTCAGAAGTGGCTCTTGAAAAAATAGTAGAAGTAGATAAAGTTGAGTTGGTAGGAGATTATGCAATTCAAGTTAGAACAGCAACAAAGGTAATGGATAATGGTAAACAAATTGGTTCAACCAGTTATCATCGCCATGTAGTGCATCCAAGTTCAAATTGGACTAATGAAGATGCTAAAGTAAAAAAGATTGCAGATGCTTTATTTGATGCAGATTGTAAAGAAGCATACTTTGTATCACAAAATGGTTATCCTAGTGGTGAGCCTAGTGATGCTAAATGGACAGAAGCACAGCTAAAGAAGTATTTATCTGTTAATTCAGTCGCTTGGACAGAGGAACATACTAAGGCACAGTTACTAACCAAAGCAAAAGACAAATTCGGAGAATAATATGAACTGGGATAAATACGCTGATAAAAAAGCAAAGTCATTAGTTGCCTTTGAAAAAGAAACTGTAACCATTAAAGAAGCAGTCAAAGAAGAAAAAGATGAATTTGATGTAGTGATTGTGAAAGGCGAAGATGCAGTTACACAAGATAAAATTGTGCTAAAAGAAAAACAGTATAGTGCTGAAACTGGCGAAGCGATGTCTGATAAAAAGACTGAATACACTAAGGAACAGTTAGAAGCAATTAAGACTGGCTATGAAGCAGAAGCAACTAAAAATACAGATTTAGCAAAAGCAGTTGAATCAGCGATGGAAGATTTTGATAAAGTAAAATAACAAGGAGTTAATGATGGCTAAAAAAGAAAAAGAAAAGCCGACAGTAAACATATTTGGTAAAGAGTATTCTCAAGAAGATTTAGATGCTCTAACACCAGAACAAAAAGTATTTTTACAGCACAGGCAAGATTTAATAAATAAAATTGATAGGTCAAATTTTAATCTTACTCAGCTTAGAATTGGTCTTAAAGGTTGTGAAGATGCTTTGAAAGCATTAGGAATGGAAGTTGTCAAAGAAGAAAAAGCAGCATAATCAATCAACATCTTATAATATCCCTATAAAATTTGTTTTTGTGGGGATGTTATTAACTGGCTGCGAAGGTTGGTCGGTTATGGGTTATGCTTTAGATGAGTCACAAGAAGATAAAACAGAGATAAATGAATGAAAAACCAAAAACTGCTAGGTCTTACAGGGGTAATGTTATTGACGACAATCTTGTTTTATCATTTAACTTCAAATTTCTGGTTAACATTTTGCTTGTTGGCGGTTCAATCTTATACGGTTGGTTTAGTTTGCAAGAAAGAATTGCAAACCTTGAAAAAGAAGTGCTGGAGGCTCATAATGAAATTCGCAATCTCTTGTCTAAACATCAGTTGGAAGAATCTGCACAGCTAGAAGAACTTGAAAACAAATTAAAGTTCTATGAAAAAGAACTTAACATTAACCCACTTTCGTGGAGAAAAAGGAAAAAGAAATAATGGATTTCATGGCAGTTTACGGAGAAGCTGGAATGATAGGAGTAGTAGGCGTGATGTTTGTCTACCTAGTTGTTTCTTTAAGCAAGAAATCAGAGAGACAACAAGAGTCTCTTAAAAATCTAGAAATAGAAAATAAAGGTCAGTCAGAAACTATTGCTAATATGGAGGGAATGATTATCAAACTCATCAGTAGATGGAATGAATCAGATTCAGTTAGGGATCGCAGATATGAACAAACTATAGAAGCGATGTCTGATATGGAAAAACAATTATCACGCATGGATGGCATTATGTCTCGTATGAATGGGAATGGAAAATGATTATGGTATTGATACTGTTTTCAATGTTCTTATGTGTGTTGAGCATAATTGAGGATAAATAATGGATAGTTTAAAAGTATCTACAGGAAGTTTTGGAAGTATGGCCATTGTGTTTATGGATCTATTGCCTTACGCACTAGGGATAACAATTGCTGTAATGAATATTGTGTATTTGTATTATAAAATAAAAAGAATAAAGGAATCGTAAATGAAAAAGTTCGCAAAAAAAATCATCTCAATGTTCATGAAAGAGTTGATGGAAAAAATACAATCTGATGTGTTTGAAACCGCATTAGCAACCAAGTTAGCTGGTGCTATTAACTTACCAGAGATGAACGAAGCTGAAGAAGTGGCGTTCTTTAAAAACATAGCTGATGCGTGTACGGATAGCGTTGCAGAAGTTATGGGTGGGGAGGCAGACTGAAATGACACATTCAATAGTAAGCTTAATCATAGCGTCTTCTTTACATGGACAACCTCTAGAAGAAAATAAATATCAAGAGCAATATGCACTGATGGAAGACGTTAAAAAGAAAAAAAAGAAAGGTAAAAAGATTGGTGGTGCTAAAGGTAAAAAATCTAAGAAAGGATTCTTTTCTAAAATCTTTGGGAGTAAATAATGCCAAAAGGTAAAGGAACATACGGAAAGAAAAAAGGAAGACCCCCTAAAAAGAAAAAAAAGACTAAAAAGAGATATTGATGCCTCATTTTGGTAAAAGATCAAAACAAAGACTAGAAGGGGTTGATGATCGTCTCGTTAAAGTATTAAATAAAGCAGTCGAATACTTTGATATAACGGTTATTGAAGGACTTAGATCTCAAGAAAGACAGAACCAATTGGTTGAAGAAGGAAAAAGTAAAACTAAGTTTGGAAAACACGTACAAGGAAAAGCCGTAGATATTGCCCCATATCCTGTAGATTTTAATGCCAGGGATGACTTCCATTACTTAGGAGGTTTTATCCTCGCTATAGCAATGTCTATGGGGGTTAAAATACGTTGGGGAGGCGATTGGAATGCTTCAAGTTTATATCAAGGTAAACGCACAACCAAAGATAATAGTTTTGATGATTTAGTTCACTTTGAGATTCTTGACTAAAGGGGTAGGGATGCACATAAAGGAAAACTATGAAAATCAAAGAACGAGTCGTTGTCTTTCCAGACATCCATTTTCCTAACCAAGATGAAAAGGCGTTTAAATGTGCTTTAAAAGTATTAAAAGCAGTCAAACCGAGTGCTTTTTTATTATTAGGAGACACCATTGAAGGAGCCTCGGTCAGTCATTGGCAATGGTCTAAAAGAAAACGTCCACCGCTTGAATACCAACTTCCGTTTATTGAGAAAGAAATTAAACAGGGAAACAAGGGGATGGATCGCATTGATGAAGTCTTGGATAAAATCAATTGCACCAAAAAACAATTCGCTCAAGGAAACCATGAGTTGTGGTTCGATCACTTTGTCCAAGAAAACCCCTACCTTGAACATTACGGATCCAGAAAAGCCTTTGGATTTGAAAAAAGAGGATATGAATGGCACGACTATGGTGACCTCTTTAAAGTGTTTGGAAGCAAACTATACGCTTATCACGGAGGACACTACATGGGAATTGCCCATGCAAGAACTCACGCCTTACAAATGGGATGCAATGTTATCTACGGACATACTCACGACTCACAAAAAGCGGTCATTACCCACATCAGCGGACCCCACATGGCGTATTCAATGGGGTGTTTAACCGATATGAGTAAAGACTATTTAAAAGGCAGACCTACCAATTGGACTCACAATGTGGGCATTGTAGACATTCTTGATAATGGAAATTTTAACTTAATTGTTTTAAACATCAATGACGGAGTAACTACTTACGAAGGAAAAGTCATCCGTGCCTAAGCGATTAGAAGAAATTAACTACTTTAGATCGGGGGTTGTTTATACTCCAGACGATAGAGACATTCCCAATGATGCCGCTTCGTATAGCTTAAATGTAGATCCTCAACTAGATAACGGATCTATTAAAGGTATTCCAACAGATAAAACCGTTGAAGAAGGGGTTGATTCTATTGGAATGGAAATCATTACAGATGGTGCTACCAAACGATTGGTGTATATGGATTCAGATGGAGATATTTATAAAGTAGATGACGTAGAAGCCTCTAATCCAGATAACGAAGTTCAATTGGAAGCGGGAACGTATACCAATCCTCCAGCAATGGTCGTAAACAATAAAGAAGTTCATATAGGGTTGGGAGATTCAAGAGATTCAAAATGGGTAGGAATTATTCCTCATGGACAATTTAGTGGATCTGCTCCAAGTGGATTACAGATTGAAGATGCTAAACTTACAGAACCTTCTTCATTTTCAGATTTACATAAAGTAGTTACAGATGATACCTATATTTATGGAATTGAATACGGAGGTCAAACGCTTTATAGGTTTAAAATAACCGATCAATCTATAACAAAATCAAAGCCTATATTTAAAAACGAAGCTGATCTTACAGCTATTGCATTAGCAAGTGATGGGAATATTTGGATATTAGATTCAACAATTTTTAGTCAAGGTAGCAATATAATTGGTGTTCTGTATAAAATTGACTCAACCTCACTAGAAGTTATTCAAGAAAATAAATTATCTTTAGGTAGTTTAACTACAGCTACTAAATATAGCGATTTATTAGAGGTTGGTGCTGAACTATGGGTGTCCGCAGAAAAAACATCTTTAGCTACTTCAGTAGAAAAAGCTCATATATGCAACATAACTACCCCAACTTCAGATGGAGATTTGGTTGTAACTAATAGGATGCCTCTTTTTAGAACCGAATCAAGCACAGTTCCTGAAGGAAAATTTGACACAGATCATCCTAGTGATGGAGATGATGTTTTAATGACTTGTTTTATTCCTTCTGTTAATCTTGTAAAATTAAGAAACAGTACCGATCATTGTGGTCTTGCAATAGACATTAGAGATCCTTATGATGGTGGTCTTGCAAAATTTCAATATGGAGGAGGAGGCCCAGATCAAAAAACCGTAAGTAGTTGCATTGCAGTTATTCACAAATCTTGTGATTCAACGTCTCATACCTTAACGGGAAATAATAAATTATTGCCTTTTTATAGTCAATCATCTCCTCATCAAATATTTACAGACAACACTATAAATAAAGGTTATGTTACAAGTGACGGTTCAAGCTACATGGGTATTAGTTTTTATTCTGCTTCAGATTCAGCAGATGACACGTACATTAATAAAGTTACCCTTCCAGATATGAGTTCCGTTTCAAATGGTGATACAATGCAATCTTACGGATCTATAGAATCCAATATCACAAACGCTATTATTGCTATTCAAGACAGAAGTGGAACTTATGATTTTCATTTTTTTAGTAGTGGTGATTCTGTTGGAAGATGGTCTAAGCATCTTGATGTAGGTAGTTCAATTTCTGCTGGAAGTGTAAATGTAGTGCTTCAATCAGATGCTTATATTAATTTAGCATTGGCTACCGCTACAGGAACTTCCAGTTCATTTACAGCCAATAAAAATTACTTTTATAAACTGTCTTATATTTATGATGGGTATCAAGAATCTCCTTTAAGTTCAGATTTTATGATCTCTCAAAGCTCTACTGCTAAACAAGTTTCTGTAACGGTAAATTTGTTTAATACGGCAAGTATATCAAAAAGAATTACTCATATTAACGTTTACATGGCAGAAGGGGATGAAAATTCAAGTGATCCTACAGGGTTTTATCGTTTAGTAAAATCTATAGGTGTTAATGATCGATGGCTCAATGTAGCTGATGATACAACATCTCCTGATTGGGGAGTAAAAAAGACGTATCAATTTCTACATAATGGAAATATAAGTGCAAGTTATGAATCAAGAACAGGAATTTCAGAAGTATTAACTAATTTTACTCCTAAATATACATTAAATACTGCACTTAACAATCATCACTTTGTGGCAAATTGCAGTCATACAGACTTAGATAATGCAAGTTTGTATTTATTTAAATCAAGACCATATAATTACGATCAGTTTAATTGGGCGTATGACTTTTTAGTATTGCCTCAACAACCAACTGCAATTAAAGGGTTTAACGGTAGAATTTATGCATTTACCACGTCTTCTATATATAAGATAGAACCTAACAATATGTACATTGAAGACATCTATGAAGGTGCGGGATGTTTAACTAGCCAATCTGTTATTGTAACTGACGATGGAATGTTCTTTGCTGATGATCGCAATATTTATCAACACAATGGAACCACGCTTACTCCTTTAGCAGACCCTATTTTAAATTTATCAGATTCAGATGTAGAGTCAGCCCCTAATATGGGAAGATACGGAACCTCATGGCAAAGTAGAATTGGATCTACTCAGAATGTAGTTTTAGGATACGACAATAAACGAAGAACCTTATTAGCATTTTTTGATGTTGCTTATAATTATTCAGGTGTGGATTATACATTTAATTTATGTTGGGCATATACCATTTCTCAAAAAAGATGGGATTTATGGGAAGCTCCTATTGTAAAATCGTATGTGTCAGGAACCGATGGTCAAAATTTTGTTTCTAACGGTACTAATTTATACAATTATTTATACGGAACAAGTACACGTTCTTGGAAATGGTATTCAAAAAAGATTACGATGAACGCCTCTACCGTAGATAAAAAATTTATTAAGATGCATGAAGAAAGCGATACAGGAACTCCAACAGTTACTGTTGCAACCAACGATGCTCCTACTACCTACGCAAGTTTATCTGCCATTCGTAAAGCAAAGTGGATACGCATTAAAGCAGTCGCAGCTTCATCAACAGATCGATTAAACTCCGTTGGAATTCAATGGAGACAACTCAGAGAAACCCCGATTACGGATCCATAATGCCTATTTCAAGAAAAACAGCTCCTAGAGTAGACGATCCTTCCATAAACACGGCTTTAACTCGTATATATGACGATTTAAACGAATTAATTAATGCGGTAAATAAAGGAAGTACATCAGAAGGGCAATTAGAAAGTTCGGGTAAATCGGGAGATTTAAGACTCGCTAAACGAAGCGATGGAACGTATCAAATTCAAGGAAGAACTGAAGAAGGTTGGATTTCTTCAAGTAGTCATAAAGTTAATAATGTAGAAGATCCAACAAGCTACACATCTCATAGTGCTGGTAGTACAACAGTTGTAAGTAATGCCTCTACAGATTTAAACACAACCACTGCGGCTTTAAAAACTTTACGTGATGAAGTTGCAGTTTTAACTACCAGATTTAATGAAAGTTTAAAAAGTAATTTAAGTTTTACAACTAAGGAAAGTGAATAGGAGAAAATTATGGCATTACCATTAATACTGCAAGGTCTAGGAGTAGCGTCAAGTCTATATGGAATGTATAAACACGCTAAAAATAAACCCGAAGAAATGGATTATGATTTTGATTATAAAGTAGATCAATACAACGCTGATACTAGTAACTATAGCCCAAATGAGGGTCTTTTAAGTTCTGCTAAAGGACTTCAAAATATTGGAATGGATTTTATAAGTGGTGATTCTAAAATGCAAAAAGGATTGTTAGACGAAGCCTATAAAACGTCGTTTGACTTAGCTGATAATCAATACAATCAAGTCTTATCAAGAATGGCACAAGGTGGAATAGGTGCTGGGGGTATGGGTGGAGCCTTTCGTTCCATTACTCGATCTGGAGCGGGAGAAAATTACCGTAAAAGTGCTTTAGGTATTGGAAGTCAGTTTGCGGGATTAGGATTAAATGCTTTGCAATCGGCAAGCAGTGCTTTTGGAACGATGGATTCAAATGCTTTACGAAACAATATGTTTAATACAGGTCAAATCAATCAAGCTAATCAATTTAACGCCACCAATGTAAACAACATGAGACAATACAGCACAGGTATGGGTTATCAACAAGCGGTAGGTAATCAAAACGCACTAGCTGCCTACAATCAAGCGGGTGCTAATAATTGGATGAGTTTAGGTGGCGGATTAATGAATATGGGAATGGGTATGAATCAACCTTCTGCATTCACTCCAAGTGGTAGTCAAAATTATAGCGGATCAAGATGGGGAAATAATACTCTACCAAACTTTGCTTCAAATTTTGGTCAAAACGATAATTATGATCCTAGGCAATTTAATTTAAATATAGAGGATTTTTAACAATGGCTAAACGATATACAGGATACAATTCACAAGGAATGATGAACTTAGTTAATAACATTATTAGGGCAAGGGAATTCAATCAAAAAATGGGTTTACAACAAGACAGTTTAAATCTTGAAAGAGGAAAAGCACTTGCTGATGAGCAATGGAGAACTCAACAGGGAGAATGGAGACAAGACGATAAAATACGTGCAGAAACAATACGAACAGAAGATTTAAATAGAGAAGAAAAAAAATACATAGCAGAACAAAAAAGATTAGCAAAAGCTGCAGAACTAACTGCAAGTCATAGAGCTAAAGTTCTTAAAGCTACTGAAGATGCAAGAAAGGATACACTTGCTTATAGAACAAAAGCATTAGATATAGAAAAAATAAAAGCAGGGAAAGTATTAAGCAAAGAAGATATTTTAAAACTACAAGGTCGACTTGCACTTCAAGCTGAAAAAGATCAACAAGATGAAGTCACTAAAGACTTCCCTACAAAATCAGTTAGTCAATTTAAAGAGTCTATATACAGCGGAGAAACGGGGTTTTTTGGACGGATAAACATTGATCCCGATCAAGTTCTAGGTGCTTTTTTAGATCAAAGCACAGGGGGAGGTAAGGAATTAAATAGCCTTATGAAATATGCGGTTAATCCTCGTAATAAAACTACGACCAATCGAGATAAAGCTACTGCGGTTTTAAAAGACGGTTTAATGACAATGTTAAAAGATGCTGATTTTTACAATTCTGCTAAAAAACGAGAAAAGTTAGATCAAGCAACGAGTCAAATAGGTACGTACATAGATCAATTAAAAAGTGTAGGTGCGAACACAGACGAGTTGACTGAACTGTTGGCTAGTGTGTTGGCAATGCAAAAATCGTATCCTAAGCCTAAAGTAAAATCAGAATACAATCCAAGACAGGGATTCGGACAGGGAACCTATTAATACACATTTAGCTTATGAATCCGTATGAACTTCAACGTTACATCTCGGTTTACAACAACAATCCTACTTTATTTGATGATGACTTTGTTGATGACCTAGAAAAATCTTCTAAAGAACTGGGCATTAATTTTCAGCGAAATATGGACGCTGAAGAATCTAAACAAGACAATCTATTAGAACAGTTTGTTTCAGGGCTTAGTGAGGGATTTACGACTTTAGGATGGGCAGATGAACCTACCTCTGAATCGGGTCAAATTGTCAACAGTATCGGTCATTTAATTGGCTTTGCACCCGCCATTATATCTTCTGCATTTACAGGAGGAGCCACAGGGTTAGCACGATTAGGACTGGGAGCCACTAAAACCGCAAGTGCATTAGGAACTACAGGTAAGTTTTTAGCCAACACCAAATCAGCCCCTTTCTTCATTGCTGATAAAATCAACAAACCTATTTACAAAGGTTTAACGAAAGCTGGAATTAATGTAGATGAGTATGTAAAAAAAGGTAGTGCAACGGCAGATGTCTTAATGTCAGCACAGAACCTGGGGGTAGCATCAGCAGTAAGTAGTTTTTGGGAAGGAAAAGACGCTATTATGGATTCATACGTTCATGGAGCCATTGCGGGGGGAGCGTTTGGAACCATAGGTAACTTTACCAATATAGGTAAAATGCTTGGACATTCTAATCCTAAAGTTAGGAGTGGTGCTGAAGAATGGGTTTGGAATAAGGTTGCTCAAGCGGGATTAGGATCTGCGTTTCAAGGGGGTATGGCAACTGCACAAGAAGCTCCTACTTCTGTACAAATATATGAATACCTATTAGGGGGATTCTTTGGGTATAAACATCCCAATGCAAAGATAAAAGCGGCACGTCAATACACCAATGCTTTTAGCAACTCTGAAAGTGAAATATACGGCAATAAGTTTAATCGTAAAGAACGTGAAATGCTTAACACAGAAGAATTTAAAGCCTTAGATCCCGTTAGCCAAGAGTATGTAACCGATCACTTTAATTCTCGTATAGGGCAACGATTTGAAAATTACACCCCTATGAATAAAGAGAGCAATCAAATGGAATTGCTCTTTAGATCTGAGACAGATTTAACCGAAGCCTCTGCTTACATGAATAAGCAAATATTTGACAATACCGTTCTTAAAATGAATTACGAATCTGCTAAAGAAAAGTTTAAAGCAGAGCGTAAACGAGATTTAACTGAAACTGAAGATGCTCTTTTAAAAACAGAAATGATGAATGAAGCGGATGTACGTTATCAAGATGAATTAAAAGGAGCGTTGGCGGGTCAAGTCTATGAAAAAATACTAGGCAATCCCGATAAGTTAAACAAGGTAAGTGAATCCGTTTTTAATAAGTTAACCAAAGAACAGATTGAATCTATTCGTAAAAGTGACAATCCCTTAAAAGACATCACAGAAGTTTTAAACGGCAATAAAGATTTAACAATGGATCTAAAAGAGGCTAGAGATATTTTAAACTTTGGTCGTTCTATTGAAGATCAATTTGAAGTAGACGTACCTCGCAACATTAAAGATATGGTCTTAGAAATTGAGACTAAGCTTAAAGAAGACTCCTCTCAACTTGAAATTGTTCAAAACATTGTAGATGTGTACAATTCAAATGTAAAAGCTAAAGGTACGTATCGAGATTTTATCAATGCCGTTGAATCTAAATTTCCCGAATACAGAGCCTCTACTACCATACGGCAAGATTTAAAGAATTTATTTAATCAGATCAGTAAAAATAAACGGTATCCATACATAGCGTTTGATCTAGGTAACAACAATTACAATTATAGAATTAATCACGATTCTAATGGACGGTTCGTTAACGATCAACGTCCTCAAACTCCTATGGAAATGGAATTAAAACGTAGAGAGTTGGGTGAAAATCCTTTAGACCCTTCTATTAAAGGAAAGAATGAAACCGTATTTCCCAATGTAGAAGATTTTAAGTTTAAAACCGTTGAATTTAAAGAACTTGTAGTGGGTGGAAAAGTAGAGGATCCGTATGGGTCTAAATGGAACGATGTCATTAAAGATTTCTCCGATATTATGACTCCCGAAAGATGGAGAGAGTTTGACATCCGTATGGATAAAGATGGAATGTATTCTAAGATTCCTAAAAAAGATACAGGATCAGAGATCATTGTTCCGTATCACCCTTATACAGATATATCAAAATGGAACTCTTTTATTAAGTTAATGGAAAAGATTGATCCTAGGGCTCGTAAGTATTTTGAAGAAGATTATAAGTCTGTCAATATTACTCAAACTAAGAAAGACAGAGAACTGTATCAAAAGAAGATAATGTCTAACTTTTTGTATGAGCCTAACTTCCAATTTAAGAGTGCAAAAGATAGGGTAAAACGAGAGACTTTGCTTCAGTCACAGGCTATTCCGTCTGACGTAGATGTCGAGTCATTTAGAGACATTATGCCCGATTTAAAACTGAACGTAGTTATAGCATCTGACAACATAAAAGATTCCTATTTCAAATCGTTTGTTCAAGGTCAAAAACACGGCACATTTAATGTCTTGGATACCAATGGAAAGATTAAAAAATTAAATTACGAAAGTGAAATTGACGGATGGGCAGTATTGCCTACTCAATTGTATGATCGTTTATTAAAAGCACATGGATTGCACGAATCTACTTCTAGAATGAAACCCGAAATTGCTGCTTATGTTAACGGTCAATTGTTTTTATTAAAAGGTGGTATACATCCTTCTCACGCAGAATACGATGTTGCGTTAAGAAATCCCAATACAATGTTGGTTATGACCAGTTCAGCTAAAGTTCTTCCTAAAGGTACTCCAATATACAGTCATCATACACAATTGAACAAAAAAACCAATCAATTTGAATTTAGTTTGTATGAAAAGAATAGACGAAAAAAAGTTAAAGATCCTAAAACCATTCAGATTAATTTAGAAGATTTACGGATTAACTATGGAGTTCGTGAAGACAGTCACGCTATTGATCCTCAAACCGTTAAAAAACAGTTCCATGTATTATTAAACGAACTGCAAATTCCTAAAGAAGCCTACGATGCGTTTACAGAAAAAGTATTTGCTCCCAATATAGAAGGCAATAAGGTGTTCAATAAATACGTTAAAGATTTAATTAACGATCCTTTAACTGAAGCACCTAAAAGGTTTAAAATAGGAGAAATTGGAGACGCTGAATTCACATATATAATGAGCAACAATACGCATCCTTTATACAAACCTTTGTTAAAAGAAATGTTAAGGTCTAAAGCGGATAAAGAGTATTTTGATCAGTTTGGCTCTGAACAAAGTTTGGTACAAGTAGATGACTATGTAAATGAATTGCAACGTTTAGCTAAGTACATGAATTACGACCCGATTGTTCAGTTCATTAAACCCGAATTGTACAATACAATGGTTATGAATTATCGTAAAAATAAGTATATGTATCCTTCGTGGAAATATTCAGCTGGGGCGTGGGTAGCGGGAGTTGATCCCATTTCTAAAGCTAAATACGGAGAGATTAAAAACGGAACCTTTAAAGCGGGTCATTCTTTACGAGATATGAACGTATCTTATGATGGAATCAAAGACACCACTTTAGGAGAAGTTTGGAAAGAGTATCAAAGTTTATTAAAAGCACCTAAGAAAGATAAAAAACGTATAAAGATATATGAAGAAGCCTTAGAGATGGCTTTAATGAGAGTACCTTCACCCGCAGTAAGTGGAACTCGTATTCTACAATTTGATGGGTTTATTGAGAATCAACGTGGACGATCTGATTATGGAATTTATATGCATCCTAAAGATCATTTCTATATAGATGGTGCTGATGTAGATGGAGATAAAGTCTTTGTGTATCAAGGGATGCCTAAATTGTTTACAGATGCAGTTAAAAAACACGCCAACGAGTTAAACATTCCCGGAACCAACGCTACCTATGAAAATAAAGCCAGAGAATTGGATTACTTTTTAGGTTCACCCGAAACTCCCGATTACATGAAAAGTCCTTTATCTCAAATTATGCCCAATGCTCTACGAAAAGTAGGTCAAGCCTCTTACAAAGGTAAGCAAGGTATGGGAGTCATTGTAAACGCCAAAACCTTATTGAATTACATTACATCTGATGTGATTAAAAAAGGGGGAGTTTATGAATTGGATTTAATGAAAGAAGGTAAACAGTACGGAACATTAAAATTAGAAACTACGGAAGACTTTTTAAACAATCGAATAGCTTACATCAATACACCTATGGGTAAAAAGAATGTAAATGTGAGTTACCGTAGATTAAGTGTAGAAACCTCAAGTCGCACAGCAGACAGTTCTTCTTACGATCAAATGATGTCTCCTATGGAGCTAAGAAATGTCTTATTAGAATCAGCCTTTTCAAAGATTGAAGCTAGAAATATGAAAGGGAAAAAGATCAATTTTAAATACGAGGATATTCGCAATACTGAGTACGAAGAATTGATCAATATTAATGAAAAATTATACGGATACAATTATAAAGAAAATAGAGCATGGACACTTGATGAGATTCAAAATGCAATGGAGTTCCATAGACCTGTAGAAGATCGTATGAACTCATTGTTTTATTTAAGCAATCAGTTTGCTAAGAATAAAATAGATCAAAAGTTTATTAAAGGGAATAAGGCATGGAGACAGTTGGTTAACAAAGTTAACAAGTCTTGGAGAGACCCCAATGTAATGCCTTACCTTATTCGTAAACAGTTTTCGGTATTACCGAATTATCTTATTATGGATCAAAGAATTGTAAAAGCTCGTTTAAAACGATTTTACGGCAAAGAAGAAAATAAAGATTTACTCGATAAAGGAGCTTTGTCTGTACGTGATTTGAGAATACAGGGTTTACAAGGTACGTTAGATAAAAGATTGCAACCACTTTTTAATAAAATGTTAAAAGATAAGGTTATACGTCCACACGAACCTTTGATGGAACAAAAATTAATTATTAACGATGCTCACGATATATATAGTGCCATTAAAGTGTCTGAAAAAGGCAAAGCCTTGTTTGATGAATTGGTTAATAAAGGTGCTATGGGAGAAGCAGAGGCTACTGAGTATTTAACTCAATTGGCGATAGATGCGGTAGAGACTAAGATTTATTATAGAAATGCAAGAGCGGGAAATAAAGAACGTTTTATTCCAACTAAATATTCTATGGATGATGTTAACAGAACCATGAAATCTGATAAACGTAGAATTGTTAAACAAGCTAAAGATTTAAACATTGACTCTCAAAAAGCTTTGGATTACTACTATTACTATATGGCATCTTCTTTGTACCCACAACCCTACGGTCCTGTAAAGTCTAAAGTCTTAATTAATAGAGGCATTAACGAAGAACTTAAAAAATCCAATCCCGATAAAGATTATGTTCAGTATTATCAAGATAAACTTAAACCCGAAAATTGGAGCAAGTTTTACAACAAGACATCTATAAATAAATTCCCTATGGAAACATCTGAGATGCCTGAACGGATTAAAAAGGATTGGTTGGGTGGATTTGCTAAAATGTTTAATACCATGCGTCCTTTAGAAAGTACTCCTAAAAACATAATTCGTAAAGCAGAAGATTCTTTTCCAGAGACTCCATCAGAACCCATTACCAAAACACAAAAAGTCAGTACAAACAATATGGTATTGGAAAAGTTCTTCGATCCTGTATTTAAAAAAGATTCACAAGGACAACCGATTAATTATGAACGTTTAAATGAAGCAAACATTCCTAAGGACATTCCACGAATAGTTGAACGGTTAAAAGAACATTATGCCTCACTTCCTAAAGAAGCTATTGAACGTATTGAAGATCACTTTGCTGCTTTTAAAGATCAAAAAGATATGGTAGCCACTCGCATCTCTAAAATGACATGGGAAGACATTAGAGGGTTTGAAAGATTTATTCGCAATATGAGAGTTCAGTCAGCTGAAATGCCGAATGTAAGAAAAATGTATTACTATTTATTTCCTGAACGTTTAGGTGAAAAACAAGTTAAGTATGACTTAGGTCAAATTTATAAAACTAAATTAATATACAGAGGAAAAGAAGGCGTAGGAGAAGTCAATGTTCGAGTTCCTATGAGTTCATTTGGATATTTAAGTAAAGCATTTGGCAATGTATACGCTTATGAAAATATAGACAGAGAAATTGAACAAGAGTCTTTACAAAGAACGTATGAGTGGCGTGATCAGATATTGGGAATGGAGAACGGCACTACAGAGTTTGCTAAGTTGCATAGAGCGGCATTAGCGAAACGTTTAAATGACCACAAACCTACCAGTTTAGAAGACAAAGAAACCAAAAGCTATTATGAAAAGTTGTGGGATCAAAATAAAGGTTTTTATGATGAAATTGCCGTTAAGAACTATAAGATTAAAGAGAAAGGTCAGATTGTAAATAAGTCAGGTAAAGAAGTTATGGAATGGCTTATGGAAAAGCATACCAATTATTTAAAAGAGTTTTACGATAAGTGGATTAAGACTCCTACAGATTGGACTTGGATGGAAATAGACAGTAGACACATCTATGGTAAAAAAGACAATCTAGTTGAGTTTAATCAGTACGGTAGAATGAACATAGAAAAAATTCAAAGATTGGTGGTAGATCGATTAGGACAAGGCAATTCTATTGAACGTTTAATTAACAACACTTCTTTATCGGTTGATTTATTAAACAGACTTCAATATGAAACGGTAGTGGAAAGAGCCGTATTGGAACGAAAACTAAAACCAAATTCCAACGATGCAAAACGTTTTAGAGAATGGATGAGACAACCTAAGGTTAAAAATGCCGTTACTAATGAAGAAGTAGAAAATAAAAGAGCGTATAAAAGCATCGGTAGAGTTAAAGAGGAGTTCTATTGGCCTCAGATGATGCACAGAGCCACACGGTCTAGTCGTAGAGAGGTTCAAAAATATATCGATGAACAATTAATAAAACTGCAACAAGAAGCAATGATATTGGCTGAAGATATTCTTCAAAATAAAAAGAATGTTAAAGCACCTGTAGAAGACAAAAATTATAAAATAAAGACTAAGTATTTAGCAAGTAAGTCTACAGAAGAAGCTATTTTAGAATTACGGAGAGGTAAAATTACTAAAGAGGAGTTTGCAGAAAGACTTCAAGCTCAAATGGAAGTAGACTTTGAAAAGTATTTAGTAGGTAAAGCTGTTGAAGACGGAGGCAGTAGTGAATCTGCAATGAACTTTGTACTTCAAAATGTTAAAAATACGGCAACTTTAAATGACTTAGGATTTAATTCAAGACCTGGAACTGGACGAGCAAGAAGTGAAGATAGTCCTATGCCGGGATTCAGTTTAGACTTTGAAGTGGTGGGTAAATATTCAGAACAATGGATCTCATCATTTTATAAGAATATGACCTCACTTATTGCAGATAAAACCATTAAATCTTTTGAACAGAACAATAAGAAATATGATAAAGATTCTCTTGTAGAATGGTCAGATATGATGAAAATGTATACTCGAGATGTGTTGGGTCACTCATCAGCTTTTACACCCGAATTAATGGCATTAAATAGCTATCAACGTAGAATACATGAAGCTAGAATTAAACGTTTTAAATCATTACCAAGTGATATATATAAAGAGCTGTCTGCTGAAGAAGTTAAGAATTTTGAACACAGTAAAAGTGTTATTAGACGAGACAATCAGTTAAAGAATTTTAGACGTACTGCTTATTATTATTTATCAGATGAAATGGTAGCGGGAGGGTTAGATAGATTAGCCAACGGATTAGGTAAAGTAAAGGGTGTATTTAAAAAAGGTAAGAAAGGAGAAAGTTGGTTACCTATAGTTGGAGAATTACCACGATCTCCCGAAGCACGTAAACGAGTATTGGTTAATGTTGCAAGTAATATAGGGGCGTTTGAAGCAAAATGGTCTTTAATTTCCTTATTATCTCATCCTAAAACTGCTGTAGGTAACTTATTAGGTGGTAACGTAAACACCATTTCTCAAACGGGGTTACGAAACTTTATTCGCACCAAAGATAAAGCATATATGTACAATATATTTAAAGGAGGGCGGTTAAAAGATAAAACAGAGATCACTCCAGATAACGTAGATATGTGGTTAGGAAGATTTGCAGAAGAATCGGGTGCATTGGAATCCTTTATAGTAGATGAAGCCTCATTAGAAAGAGGATTTAGATCTGCTAAAGCAAAGAACTTTTTAAAAGATGCGGTAGATGAGATTCGTAAAGACTATTCTATGCCCGATAATTCCTTAATGGATATTGCTAAAAAACATGGAATTACCAAAACTTTTGTAGATGGTGGTGCTTGGTTTATGCGTAAATCAGAACGGATGTTGCGTAAAGATTCGTTTTATTCTCATTATCTTAACTCACATGAAATTTTATCTCAAATTGTACCCGATTTAAAATACGACAATCCTTATTTAATTAAGATGGCTCAAGAAGGGGTTAAAGCCACTCAGTTTTTATACCATAGTAGTGCTAGACCCGCTTTTAGTCGTACCGTTGCTGGTAGAGCGTTGACACGTTTTATGCCGTTTGCTTGGAATTCAATTCGATTTAGACGTATGGCATTTCAGAAAGCATCGGTTCATGGATTTGATATGAATACTGTACCGGGAAAACGATTGCAACGTATTTTAATGTTAGATGCCTTTGCGTTTGCATTGGCTAATATATATGTATCGTCAATATTTGATTCAGCTTTGCCACCACCTATGTCTTATATGCAAGACACAGCAGATTGGTTATTCGGTGATGAAAAAACAAGAGAACGTGCTTTCTTTAACCAATGGCCTCATCCCGCATTAGCACCTTTATCTGTTGTAACGGGTCCGAGTATGCGTTTTATATTGGGTCCGACTAAAGCTTTAATTAATAATGAATGGGAACCTTTTGTAGACTATCAATTGTGGACGTGGGCTCCTTTTGGAAGATTGGCACGAAGTTTAGCAAGAACGTATGAGAATCCAGAGATGTGGGTTGAAGAAATGTCAGGTATTCCAATACATAGAATTGCACAAAAGAAAAAGAAAGCTGAAAAAGAACGTTTAGAAGCACAAGAGGTTGAAGATGAGTATACTGAATAAATTAATTGAAAAAACTTTAATGGAAGCAGACGCTTCATCTACTAGGGTTAATCAAAATATAAATAATTTAATGCTACAAGAAGATTTAAACAGATTTGATCAAACTGGAGTTATGTATTCAAATCCTAACCCTGAATTTTATGGTGCTGAAGATCCTGTATTATCAGCTATAGGAGGTGCAACTGGTACAAGAAGTTTATTAGATATGACATTAAAAAAATACGGTTCAAAAGCATTTAAAAAAATAAGAGACTTGATTGATTACGAAAGGGCAATAGCTATGAGTGTTCCAGAAAAATCTCATTTTTTACAAAGAGGACTTGATAGAATGATAAGAACTGTAGAGCCTAATGAGAAAAAAAGAAACTACCTTAATGAATTAATAGATAAAGAAGATATGGAAGAATGGACAACCCCTTTTGCAAAAAAAGTAATGAAAGCTTTAAATAATGAGACTAAAAAATGAAGAACCGTTTTAAAGGATTTAATGTAGAAGAACCTTCATCAACTAGAGTGGAACTTCCTGTAGATGTTGGATCAGATCCTAATCAGTTTGGATCTATTTCACAGTATAAACCCAATTTAATAGATAAGATTAGTGATAAAATGCCGACAGGCGTTATGACAGATCTTTTAAAAGGATTGTATAGAGGTGCTGATGATATAACATTCGGTTTATTGCCATCGGGTAATTATCAATCGGATTCAAGAGTATCTGATATGGCTGAAAAACTTTCTTGGGGATTAAGTCCTAAAGGTGCAGGTAAATTTGGTAAATACGTTGTAAGCGGTGGAACCCCTGTTAGTAGATTAATAGCAAATAGCATAGAGCCTCGTGGTTATTCAAATAAATGGAGTGAATTAAAACGAGTTTTAAAAAATCCAAAAGTCTTTAAAGAAGCAGTTATTGAGGATATTCCACAGTATAAACTACCATATAAAGGGGAAGATAGGTTGTTTGCATGGAGAAAAAAACTTGGATTAGGAAAACCAAACCCGAAATATAATAATATTTTAGATCCAAAAAGTTATTCGCAACATCAAGCTGAATTAAAAACATATAAAGAATTTGATATGAAAAATCCTTATATAAATAAACTAGGCTTAGTTAAAGATATGGAACATAGAATCCATCAGTATAAAAGACCTATTGATAAAATATGGGATAAATTTGGTAAAAACCCAGACGGCAGTTATTATTATAAAAACCCTAAAGACTATTTTAAAGGTCAAACAGGTGACAATATGCATGCTTTGTTTGGTAGTTATGTAAGAAAACCAAGGACAAGTAAAGGTTTTAAATATGAAGATTATGAAGATAATTGGGATTTTGCTAGAAATAGGTCATTAAATAAACGAATGGAAATACCATTAAAAAGGCTTTTTCAAGGCGATATAAAAGGTTTTGCAAAAAGAGAGTTAGATAAATTACCAATATCAATTCAAAGAAATTTTGCAGAAATGTTTTTAAAACCACTTGTTTTTAAAGGCTCTGCTAAAGTACAATAAACGGTTGATAGCCAAATAATAGCCAAAAAATCAAAATTTAAATTGTAATATTACCAGCATTTCTCATAATTTAAAGTATGGGGAATTCAATCTGTCGTCTAAAAAAACAGTCAATGCGAGAGTAGCTCAGCTGGTAGAGCATCACGTTGCCAACGTGAGGGTCGCGAGTTCGAATCTCGTCTCTCGCTCACTTGTAACTCTAGTAATAACTTAACTTAGAGACTTTTAATTTTCCCCTAGGTATTGACTAAAAAATACCGATAGCCAAATAATGTAAAAAAAAGGGGAATTTTATGTTAAAAAGAGATCTTAAAGATAATCTGTATAAAGGTTCTAGCGGTTTTATCTATTACCGAAAAATGATTGGGTATGCACGGATTATATTACCAACTCATACTAAAGATGTTAAAACAGCTAACAAGTTACATTCAGCTTTAGAATACCAAGCCTTACATGAATATTACAATCCTACTGAAAAAACAAAGTTCTTATCGTTTAAAAACTTAGTAGAGATGTATTTATCACATGATCATGAATGGACAAAGGACAGTCGTAAAATGACTGAAGGTGCTTTATACGGATATTTAAAAAGAGGTGTGCCTGAAAATAAGAATGCTGCCGTTATTGTAAAGCAACGTGTAAATACTTGTATCAATTGGGGAATTAAGAATGACGTTAAAACAGATCAGATTAAATTTGAGAAGGTAGGACAATCTATTCCTAGAGTTCGAGTTTTTAATGAAGCTGAAATGAATCTTATTTTAAACGATACTTTAGATGAAGACTTTAGAAGCTTTGTTCAGTTTGCTTATTATACAGGAGCAAGGAGAGGGGAGTTAGAGAATATGGAAGTTCATAAATTCAAATCTCTTTACTTTGAAACACATGGTAAGACAGGAAGACGTTTAATACGATTAAATAAACAAGCTAGAACGGTGTTAAGTAATAAAGAGGGAATGTGGACATATAAAGGAGAGTACATTAGTAAACGTTTTAAAAAGAATCTACGTAGGATGGAAATCAAAGATGGACGTTTCCATGACCTACGCAGAACTTTTGGATACAATTTAATTGCTAAACATAACGTACCTATTTATAAAGTCAGTAAACTCTTAGGACATAAATCTGTAAGCACAACCGAGAAACATTACGCTCCTTTATTGGTTACAGACGTAGAAGACTTTATGTTATAGTTAAGGTCTTAAATTGTTAGCGATATATGGGGTACTTTGAGCTAAAAATACGCTACTAGCGGTGTGTTTTTTTACGGAACTATGTGTAAGGTTACGTAGAGTTCTTTTGGCTTTTTCGAGGTTATTTTTCTTTGAAACATACACCCATATATTTCGGTTTAATCCCCACATAACTAATGAGAAATCTTTACGTTGTCTCATCTTTTTATGTATATGGGGATCGCTAGTTTGATACCGATAACATTTGTCACCACGAATAAACGGATATTCCCTCCACATATATGTATAGGTCATTTTCAATAATCCATTTCATTTAGCATTTGATGTTCTAAGTTAAATTTATGTATTTGTATTTGAGCTAGTTTTATTATTCTTCTTAAACATTTAGGACAATTAACTTTAGTAATACAGCTTTTTTGTAAAGGGTGACTTATTTTATATTTATGAACATTCATTCCATTTGGAAGTGTATCAACTACATATCTGGAATTAATATGTTTTTTTAGTCTATCTACCCACAATGGACAACTTCCTATATGATGAGAACTTCCAAAATGAATATTTTGTTTTTTCATTTAATTCTCCTTATACTTGACCTATTAATTGAACTTCGCCTTCTTCTTCATAACCACTAGTTCCTGTTGAAATTTCATATATATCAAATAACCATTGATTTAACATTGGATCATAGTTAACCGCTGATCCATTATCGTCTATTTCAACGTCAATATTTAGAGTTAGAGATAGTTCTTTATCCTTAACTTTTTCTAATTTTTCTATTAACTGTTTAACTGTCATTTAATCCTCCTTGCAATTTTTACAAGTTTGTTTTTGACACAGGATCCCTTTAAATACGCTATTTAGTAAATAGATTTGTATCTTCTTTTTTCTACTATTTAACGCATAAGACCAGTATCGGTTACATTGTAAGCAGAGATAAGGAGGGTATTCAGTTGGTTTTTTACCACGCCAACTGTTAAGAGCCTTATCTTCTGCTACTAGCAAGAGATCAATCCACTCATCAGCTTGTTTGCCGAAGTAGTATTTTAAATCATGTATTCTTGCCCATTTTTTATTACGGTATTCTTCATTGTCTCTGGAAGCCATTGGAGTATCTCCATTAGACTTCCTTACCCTTACCTAATTATATCTATACAACCTTTTTAATTATATCAATGATGCTTTGCAGTTCAGCATCAGGAACGAGATCCTCATGTTCTTTTATATAAACCAATTTGCTTTTAACACGCTTTAGAATCTTTAAAGACTCCTCTATAGCAACTTCTTGAGTCATTACAGCTTCAGATAAGCGATGCATTTCAGATTCATAAAAAGACTGAGGTACGGTGCTTTCGTAAATATCACCCACGCAGTTTCTCCATGATTATTGTCAGTTTATTGTCTATATCTTTCAATATAGGAAACAGCCAATATTTATTCATAAAATAAAACACAATCATACAAAAACAGAGGAATAGATTATCCATAACCCCTGTAATTGCCACTTCATATATATAGTAAGGTAACATTAGCCAGATGTCCTCCTTTTTGTTTTAAATATTTTCCATTCTTTATAATAATACAGTATTAATAATAAAATACCCATTATGGTAAAGACGCCTATCGAAGTAAAAAACAACGAAAGACTAAATATAAAAAAATCAACTAACCAATCAGTAATATCAGCAATAATCATTATCTATCCTCACAGTATTTACAAAGTTCTCTTTCTTTTCCCAAAGTAGGAATGTGTTTTCCATGCATAACTATATTGTTATTGTATCGTGTTTTTTCATACACATTTTCACATTTTATACAATATCTAAGTCTATTAGAATCGCTTTTAGAAATACTTCTAGATGTTTTATTTATATATTTATTTTTTTGTTGAGCTGTTGTTATTAAACGTTTTATCACCCATTCCATTTTACCTATCCTTTGGAACATCCGATCTGTTGTGTTCCTTGTCTTTTTCTTGAATCATAAGCAATTTGGCAGAAAGATAGACTAAGGCATCAAGAACTTCTTCAATGGTTTCCTGTATCCATTCTCTACCGTCATGAATGTCTACTTCTTCAGCGTATTCACGTTTACCTTTTTCAAGTCTTTCAATTACTTTTGCAACGATTTCTAAATTATATCCTTTGTTTAGCATTAAATATTTCCTTTAGACTCTTGATTTAAAAGTTCTTCATTTTCATAAAAAAGTCTGTCTTGGTTTTCGGTTATTTTTCTATCGATAAACCCGACTGTTAAAATAAAAATACCTATTACTAAAAAACTTATTATAAATATCATTTAATTCTCCTTTTAAGTTTATTGAGTTCCCGTAATTGATCGCCAAACCATATTTGCCATAATTAATCTCATAACTAATTACAATCAATATTTTTGTAATCATAAATACGTGTAAACGCTTTATATATTCCACGTTTACGTTTAGTTTGAGAAATTCTTTTATGTCTACAGGAACTCAAATGTTTAATTGGGGGCAGCGTAGACGTTAATTCGCTGTATAAATACTCTATAACTGGAGCCTTATTTATAACAACTACCCCCATAAGCTTTAATCACACGTTCCAGTTTCACATTTATCGGGAGCGTAGATACCTTCTCCTAAATCATCATGTGGTTTTTCTTCAACCTCAACCATTTGATTCTCATAAGCTTTTCTCATAGCACGACCCATTTCAACCAACTCATAGTCATCTGACCTAAGTAAATGATCAGCTATTTTAAAAAACTTATCTATGTGAAATACTGGCTTTACAAATTCTATCTTCATGTTATCCTTTTAGTTTTACTAATAAATCAAGAAATACTTCCATAGGTATTAAAGCGTAAGTGTCACCTCTATCTTCTCTAAATGATACTATATCTGTATGCTCACATTTTAAAAATGAAGCAATGCTTTTTCTTCGTTTGGCTTGAACCGTATAGTCTTCAATAACGCAATCCACTTCATCGTGCAATCCAAGAGAACGACCATTACTACCCCAAGCTCTCTTTGCTGATAAACCCCGCTTTTTAGCGAGGTCTACCAATTCACGTTCAAACTTATTGCCTTTTATCTTACTAGGGTGACTCAAGGTAACCACCTAGTCCATCTATGTAAAGTCACACTCATTTCAAGCGGTCCAAAACCCAAGCCTAAATTGACGTGTTCTCCGTTTATAGAATGGATCCCTATAAACATATTTATAATGCTTAACAAAATCATTCTCAAACCAACACCTTCAGCATTGTTTTGAGTCTGAACTCTTATTACGTATTTCATTTACTGTAATCTCCAAGAGAAGGAGGAGGTAATGGAACGAATAACATTTTTTGTTTATCAAATTCAAACATTACTTTCCAACGACCACCGTCTCTATTCTTTTCGGTATAAAGCATTCGACCACTTTCCGTACCTTTGCCGTTAATTGTAAAAACTTTATCAGCTTTTTGAACTACGTTACTCGTTCCTTTTGCTGAGTGTATATCTACGTATCCACTACGACCTGAATCTTTATTAATGTGATGAACTGCAATAACAATGCATTCTTGGTTATTAGCAATTTCTTTTAGTTTTCCAATAATTTTATTCATACGATCAAAATCATTCTGAGAACCTTTCACATGAATTTCATCAGTAGGATCTACAATAACGATATGAGGTTTCATATACGCTACTTGTTCTTGAAGTTTATCTATTTCGGGAGGAATGTGTGCAAATTGAATATGCTCTAAATGAGAATAAAGATTTTTAGGATCTTTTAATTCTGCGTAGTGCTTATTGATTTCTCTTTGCGTATACCCTTCAGCCATTTGAGACATACGTTTTATGGTTAAGTGTTCATTATTTTCTAATGACAAATACATTATACGATGTTTATTTAACTGAATAGCTAAGTTAGAGATATAGGTAGACTTACCCATACCGGTGTCTCCAAGGATAATAATCAACTCACCCGGCATCGCCCAGGAGTCGTTATTCAATCCATACAGATCTTTGTAATTAAACGCTTTTTCAGAGATACCTTCTCTAAGAAATTTTGCATAATTCTCAGCAAGTGTTTTAGCACTTTTAATCGCCATAGAATAATCTTTACGTTTAAAGTGGATACATTTAGGATCACAATGCTTTGCCATAATAGGATCGTCACACCAATAGTTATATCCTTTATCAAACTCACTATTGGTAGTAGATTGTGCTTCCTTATCGTTTCCAGACCACTCTGATAAAGTACGATACACAATTTCTCTAGGCATTCCGTTTCGTCTCATCCAACCCGCTAATCGCATCATTGTATCATTGGTTTCTCCATGTACAGGAGATTTAGACAATACAGTTTGCATACAAGTGACTACGGTACTTGGATCTATGTCAAAAGCAGAACGACTGGTTTCTTGATTTTGTATAGGTTTAGGAACGTACAACTTTAAGAATCGATTTAAATACGGATCAACTTCTTCAAAATCGTATTTTGCAAAATCAATTTTCTTTGGAAGGGTAGAGGCTTTCTTTTTAATGTCATCAAAAGACAGTTTATACAACTCTTTTAATGTAAGTGGTATTTTAAATAAACCACTTTTTTTATTAAAACTGAAAGGGGCTCTAATCAACCTTGCTCCATCATAAATACTATCACAATCAGGGAACACATCAACTAACGTGCTTTTAACCGTCATAGGAAGATCTAAAGAAGGTTTAAATCCAAACAGATTAGGAAGTACAATGTGAAATCCAGTTCCACTAAACCACACTTGAATATGATCTTCTTTAATTTGAAAATCATTTTGCAATGTTTCATTAACGAAATACCGAATAAAACTTAAAAACTCGGTATCGGATAAACTTTGCTTGTCTATATCTAAGATAATTTTATCTATATAGTAAGAACCTCGAAATGAACTAATAGTTTTCTTAGCATTCAGATGACGATTGAGTTCACTATCAAATGAATACCAACTGTGATACAACTCATGTTCGTTCTCTGTTTTGCCAATAAGGTTAGGCAGATTCTTTATTAAATCTGCCCGACCTCTATTAGTTATGTGACCCGAAGCAATTTCTACGAAGCGTTCAGAACTTCCCAAGACTTTTCCTTTCCTTGTGTCTTAACTCGTTTTAGAATTACACCCGCATCTTTCAACATATATTGTTTCTCATTCTTTATCCCTCTGAATTTTCGCATAAGCGTATCGGGATTGAAAAAGACTCCATACGTTGATTTAATCCATTGAGCCACATCCATTTGAATATGATGCGATCCTATTACAGATTGATGAGGGATCATGGATAACCACTCTACAATTAAATCCTCACTGTTGTATTTTTTTCTTGGAACGGATTTAGACATTCCAAGACTACTTTTAAACACACTCATCAGTTTAGATCCGGAGTATCGTCATCTTCAACGGGGCTATTATCCCACATACTTTTCATCTTTTCTGCGGGTGCAGCGTTAAAGTTTTTTGGTTTTTTCTTATAAGAATTCCACTTATCTAATAAAGTTTTAATTCCTTTTTCTTTATTAGCGTACCAAAACCATACTCTGCGTTTAAAGTTACCCGTTTGTGTTTTTTCAGTTATTTCATATCTCAAGATATAAACTTCTCTATCAATGCAGTCACGAATACATTCTTCACTAAGACCTTTATAATCCTCTGTCATAGGTGTTTTATTTACAACACCCAACTCTTGAAGAAAATGTCTGATCTTCCATGAACCATTTTCTACAGGAGGATCTGATTTTGTAGAACCCCAATCTGAAGGTACGCCTTTATCTTTAGCGTGATTACCGTTCATGTACCATGTGACATTGTATTTTGATTTACTGTTTTGAGGTTTTCCTTCAATGCAAATAGAAATATCGTTATCGTATTTATCTTCTTTATTTTCAATGTTAACTATTTTAACCTTATCTATGTATACGCCCTTAGGCCAATCGTTGCCAGCTCCATTGCTGACGCTAGATCCTATATTAAATCCCATTTAATTACTCGCTGTTTCTTTAGGTTTAAAATTTTCCAATTTCACTTTAAATGCCTCAAGCTGTTTATTTGTAATACCTGAGGATAACCATTTCTTGTGTTTGGTTTTCTTTTCCGTGTCTATATCTAGAGAATCCAACATCTTCTCAATTTTATTTAAAGCCGTTCTAGTAGGCTTTTTATTGTTCACAATACCTTGTTTAACATCTGCAATAAGAATTTGAGCTTCAGCTTCTGTAATGTTCCAAGCAGATAACTTTACTTTCTTAATTCGATCTTGATCAGATACTATACAATTCGGATCTCTCATCAATCGGTCTAGTTCAAGACTTTGCTTTTGAGTGGTTTGTCCAATAATAATCTTAGAGCCACACAAATGGGTAGGAAGACGATCATTGTGATCCAAACCTTTAATGTCTTCACCAAACCAGAGTTCAATACCAAATCCCGTTAAGGTTGAAATGCCTTTAGCTAAACAACGACGTATGGTGTTTTCTACCATTGGAGCAGAAGGATCTACGACGGCTTGCATCCTATTGTCTCTAACGGCTAATTCCATTGTACCTGTCATTTCTTCATTATTGTTGTCTACAATAACAATGTCTACTTTAACCATTGCAGTTTGATTGGGTAATATCATATACGGAAGGGTTAATTCATTTCCGTTAATGATTGCTTTGTATTCACGAGTTTTGTACGTGACTTCTTGAAAGTTCTTTTTAACCTTATCCCAAGCGACTGCCCAAGATAAATAATCAAAGTTTCCTTTCTTTTCTGTATATTTTTCATATCCTTCATTTCGAAGAATTTCATACGCTTTTATGTTTTCTAAATCCATAGTGGTTCCTTTAATTTTAAAGGGGATCAGCCGGAGAAATGCGGAGTAAACTGACCCCCTAGGAGAAGTTAATTGAAATTAATTAACACATATTCATAGTAAAATCATGCAATTGAATATGGTTCTCTATAATTCTATTAGGTTGAGTTGATTTTAAAGCCTCTGTACAAGAGTTGTAGAAAGACCACATATTTCTAGGTGCAAATTCATTATGAGGTGGATCATCCCAATGCGTATAAGCTTTTTTAGCTTGTCGTGCTTGAAGGACTTTATACCCCATTAATTCACCCAGTAATTGGTAGGCGTTTCTTCTTTTTAAATCCACTTGTTCCATCACATCTTTATCTTTTTGTATATCGTCAAACTTTTGTTGAGATTTATACAGGATTTGAAGAATGTTTTGTTCTAGATCGTTGTAAACATTTTTAGTGTGCTTTCTCATGTAGGTTATGTCACCTGTAAACATAAGATTGCTACACACAAAGACTTGGGCTCCCGCACAAAATCCATTTGACATAGACTTGTCGTAACTAGATCGTATACCAAGAGAGAATCCTAAGTCGTTTTCGTGTTCTGTAGATTCCGTTTCTTTTTTATATCGTAAGGTTGCAAACATTCTCTGATCGTTTCGAGCCAAACCAATTTGACTTTCATCAAATACCCAACCTTCATAACCAAGTATTTTATCGGCAATGTCTTGAGTATTTTTCATTAGATCAGAAAAGCTTACAGGGGTATATGTAGGGGTAGCTTCAGGCAAAGCAACTCCTTGCAATTCTGCAAGATTTACTAATCGCCCTCCACTTAACATTAGATTACCCATGAACAATCTCCTTTAATGATTTTTGAAAAACTTGAGGGGTTTCTTTTATTGTATGATTCAGTTTTTCATTGCGTTCACACATCCACGCATCAACAATTCGTGCTGCTATCATATCGGAATATCCATATTCCTCTGCTAGAGCATCTTTAAGTTCTATATCTGTATATTCATTAGAATTGTCTAACTCATATAAATAAGGGAAAGCGGTTTCAGAAGCGTTGTCAACAATTAAGTCGAGTTCAGTTAGCGTCATTAAACATTTCCTCTTGGTTTTTATCCGTATTTACAATGGCTTGTTCAAGAATTTTATCCAATCTTGACGTTACCTTTACTGCATCTTGAATGATGTTTATATCGTATTGATCTCGAAATTCTGGATATTTCTTAGAGACGAGTTCAACCATATCGTCAATATGCTCAAACATTGCTATCCATTTATTTCGAACTTCATTTAGGTTTTTAACAGACATTATTATCCTTTAGGGATAAAGAATAAGCTCTCAGCTTCAGTATTCGGAAGGGGTAAGGAAGCGTGAGTAATTGCCAAGAGCCTATTCAATGATTAAAGAGATAGTTTTCGATTAAAAGCGTAACTGTACAATTCTATTTTATTGCGTATGCCTTTATCAAATTGATTGTATATCGTTCTGTCCTTAATTTTCCTAGCGACTTTAACAGCTTTATTGTTGTCAATTTCACGAAGATATTTAGACAGTTGTCTTTTGGTCATAAGCCGTATCTGTATGACTTCTTCTGCAAATGAATTGCCTTTTACTATTTTTCTTTGGCGATCCACTTTTGTAGCGTTTGACCAAATACTGAATTGGATCAGTTTTTGACGTGTTTCGAGGTTTAAAAGATCATTTATTAGCATTTTATTCTCCTTTAAGCTAATCAAACACTACATTAATGTCCAGTATTAAATATTATTATTGTAGAGTTTGTATTGTATTATTAAATTTCAATTAACCATAGGGGTATGGAATATGAATCAAGAAAATTTTTTATTGTGGCTTAAAAGAACTGAAGTTCCTTTAAGTAAAATATCAAAGAAAACAGGGGTAAGTAGGTCTACACTTTATAAGTGGATGGAAGGCGGACCTATTCGGAAGCGGAACATGGAGAAGGTTGTAAAAGGATATTCTACGGAAATAACTTTATACAATGAGTCAATTAACTTAAACTCAAAAAATATAGACCTTGGAGGGTCTAAAAACATGGAAGCTCAAAAAATAATAGATAATCAAGAGAGGTTAATTAACTATCAAGAAAGGGAAATTGATGGTTTAAAAAAAGAAAATAAAACTTTAAAAGACAATACATATCCAATTCAGTCAAAGGAATGGAATACTTTAGATTTTGATTTTTTTTCAGATGTTGATATAACTTTTCTTCCTTTTAAAAGATGTGTGAATAAAATGACTGGCGATGGCGTTAATCAATTGGCAAAAAGATTAGGCTTGTCAGAAGATCACTTGTTAAATGAGTATTTTTCTATCGGCAAATATCATTCATTTAACAAACATCCAGTTGACAAAATTGTGGCTCCAAACAATTTAAAAGAATTAAAAAAATTAAGCATTAATATGCCTAATCTTTTTGACTCCTTAAAAACTATGATAGGAGAACATTATTTTAGACAAGTAATCATATATCAGCACAATGATGTAGTGGTTCCATCACTTTGTTATATTAAAATTAATTGGTTCTCTAACCCGGTAAACGCTAAATGTAAAACCAAATTTTTTACTGATTAAAGCGTAACCCCTATTGCAGTTCTGCAGTTTCAATAAAGGGTGGCAATAAAATAAAACCACCCTTTACTGAGATTGATCTGATTAACGTTTACAGTTAAAGGTACAGAGAATTACCTAAATTACTATAGAGATCATTCTTATGAATGTAGTTCCCTTTAAACATTAAATTAAACCAATCCGCTTCCTTACTAGAGAAAATAGATATAAATGGGAATTTTACTTTATTGGTAACAGCGTATTCCACAATATCTTTTTTCTTTCCCGTAGATATTTTATTCAGATTCTTTGTTGTAAAACAGTTGTAAACTTCTCGTTGAAATTCAGAGTCGTTCTTTAACCATTCTTGTTTAAACCAACCTTTTAAATCTAACATTTTAAGAGACTTAGCTAGTTTATTTAAACTACTAATTGAAGATTGATTTATACCTTCAATCAACAAAGCACGGTAAATACCTTCCATGACATTTTTATCAGAGTCTTTACAGATTTTACGAATACGCTCAAGATTGTATCCTTCTAAATGATCTGCAACAGAAATGTCTTTTAACTCTGTAAATTGCTTAATTGACCATTTTTCTACAACATCAGATGATACTCCAGTATGGTATTTATCTACGCACCCTTTCTTTTGACTTACAAACAAAGCGTCTTTAAAGTAGCTAAGATAATGAGGAGCAATAACCTTTGCGAACTTTTTGGTTTGACCATAATAATCTGTTCGTTCAATAGGAGTGTTGCCTGAGGCTGCTTTCTTTTTGGATTTGTATTGAAAGATCACTTGACCATCAGACCAACCTTTCCAAGATTTTACTTTATCACGATACTCTGGAGTATTAATAAAGCTTAACATCGCATGGGCTATATGAGGAGAACTTGCAGTATCATCATCAAATGAATTTAATTTGGTATTGATAGGGATGGTTCTAATCCAATCGTGAATTTCTGGATGTTCTGAAAGTAAAATGTAATCTACAAAATCAGAATCGGCTAAATAATCTTCAGACAACTCTGTAAACATTCTAAGAGTTTTCTTTTGTTTAAAACCCATTTCTTTTTGCAATTCCATTAACTTTTCTTCACTACCACACAACTCAACCATTGTTTCAAAACTAGGTTTATTGTGAGTCAATTCGTGGCGTCTCGTCCAATCTTGATCTGCACGAACCCATTCGCTAAAGTATTTATCTAAATACGCTTTACGACTGAGTTTTCCACGAACCTTATCAATAGCAACTAATTG